TCATCAAAGAAAAAGCCGAACGCTTTGAAAAATGGCTCTTTGATGAAGTATTACCCCAAATCCGCAAAACAGGAAGCTACGCCCTGCCAAACCCAAACACTCCGCCCACTACCATTGCCGACACCGACCCCAAACTGATGAATGCCAGAACCAGAATGGCAAACATGTATTTAAAATTAACCAATGTTGACACAGTATCCACAGAATATAAAAATATTCTCGTTGCCAAAGCCGCCGAAGTTTTATCAGGCGAGGAATTATTGCCACTGCCCAAATCAGTCCAAAAGACATACTCCGCAACCGAAATAGGGGATATGTTCGGGATAAAAGCCAACAGAGTGGGGAGTATTGCGAACCAAAACGGCATGAAAACCAAAGATAAGAAATACGGCGATTACTACCGCGCCATAGCTTCGACTTCCGGCAAGGAAGTTGACACCTTCCGATATTTCGATTCCGCAATCCTTCGCTTCGAGGAAATATTGGGGATGCAAGCCACACAAAGAGAAGATTAAAAAGATTTACCGCTGGGAGCTTATCCCGGCGGTTTTATTTTTCAAATTATTTCTATCCAACTTCTGCAATTATGCGACACTTCAACAGTTATGGGAGGAACATTTACTCCAAGAACCGCTTCGCTTGCCTTAAATATCTTGCCATTCAGATAGGCGCATAAATCGGTTGTTCTGTTATCCATAACGGCATGAAATTCAAATTTACCGCCAAGCTCTCCCAAAGCCCTCATAATGGCATATCCAATGCAAAAGACCATGATAGTATCTAAAATTCCATGGTATCCGCCACCGACCGATTCTTTTAAAAGTGCATTTTTTGCCCTTTCAAGCTCTTTTTGTATAAGAGGTTCGTCCATGCCGTCAAAATTATCTTCGGGCGAAAGTCTGATTATTGTCTGCGCCATGCGTTTGGCGCGGTATATGGCTTCATTAAACAGCATTGTCAACATGCTTATGCCCGTAGGCAGAACAGTAGTATACTTATATGGTATTATACCACGAAAGTCCCGCCGGGTCAACTCAAAATATTTTTGCTTGAAAACACCGGCATACAGCTCCCCGGCTGCATTCAGGAGCTTGCTGTATGCAAATATAAAAGCCGCCGCAACTGCAAGATTCAATGCATCAGTATTTTGTATACGTCTGTGCCGTCTGAAATACTGCGCTTGCGCCGCAAGCTCCCGGCTACCATAATACTCAAATTCATTCCATTCATCCATCTTTTGGTGCAATCTTTTAACTTGGGAATGAGTTAAAACTTCATTCAGAGATAAATAATCAGATAAAACAGATGATATTTCCGCTGACAAAGCATTTATTCTGCTTCGGGTCAAACGGTATACTTGGGATTGGATTTTATCGGGATATTTCCAATACTCGCTGCGCGTCATGGTTTCAACCCGTCCTCATCCAAAACCTTATTTATTTCCTCGCTTGCATCAACCCCCAAAATTTGCGCCGCGATTCTTATTGCGGTTTCTTGGGAAACGGCATTAAAGCGTACAAGATTTGTAAGCATTAAAGCGCGCTGATTTTCATCCGTCGGAATATTCTGTGTAAATTTGATATCAATATCCCGGAAATTGTAATTGCTTTGATTGCGGGTATTTAATCTGCTCGTGATTAGCCGCCACAAAGCCAAATATCCGCGCCTAAAAACCTCGTATATCGTAGCTCCTAATTGTTCGGGCGCAAAGAGCTTATATCCATGCGCAATGCCACTTGTGTTTCCGCTGAAATTCTGGTCTGATAAATTCGGGGTTATCGACAGCATTAAAATCAGACTGATAAGTTCTCTCAAAAATTGAATAATACCCGAATAAGGCACATCCTTAATAAGCCATCTTGCATCGCCGCCGTCCTGCAAATAAAATGTGCTTGCATTATGCAGCCGGGAATCTTCCTTCTGTGCTTCGGGATTCGGTATGACATTGCCGTCGGCATCGGAAATATGTTCGGGATGTTCGGGTCTGTATCCCATCATAACCAAGATTGCATTATCGTTATATTGCGTTGTATTTTTGATATTGGTCAACATCTGCTCGAATTGGTCAATCAAAGGTAGCACAGGTTCATAAAGCGCGATTGGGTCTTTGCGTTCAAAGGGTATTATCGGCAATTCATCCCAAAATAATTGTTTTTCATACATTTCGGCTTCGTTACCGTTTTCATCATAATCAGAAAAGGCTATGGCTTCGCCTTTGGAATTTCTGATTATGCGGCGTTTTGCCGTGATTATTTCCAATATCTGCTCATTATCTTCTGTACGAAAGAGAATTGCGGCTACCGGCTTCGGTCTTATGCCGTAATCATAGATAACTATGGTGTTTAACGGGTTTAAGACTTCATATTCGATTTCGTTATCTCCGTTTTCTCCTATATATAGATATGCGGCAGAGGTTGTGTTAAAATAATGTATTAAATTGGCGAACACATCCGAATCATCATTAAAACGCCGGATGTTGTCTATCTGCTCTTGATATAATTCGGAATTATCGCCCATGGCTTTATATTGAGGAGCAACACCGCCGAAACAACCATCTGCCATATGGATGATATAATATTCCCATGCAGCAAGCGTGTTTCCGTTTTGACCTGCCATCATATCGGCGGGACTTTTTATTCGCGTGTATCGGTTATAAAGAGATTGTCTTTTGCCCAGAATCCCTTTTGAACATTTCAATAATTTTTCTATCTTTTCTTTGTCCATGCTGCCGTCAAAAAACGAGCATTTTAATTGTATCATTTTTCCAGCTTCTTCCTAGCGGTATATTTTGTTATTCGATATCCTAACAGAGCCTCTTGCATTATCAACAACTTCACAAACAGCCGTTATGCAATCCTGCGCATCATCATGAAGGTTGTTGCCTGTGCGTTGGTAATTCATCATATGCCGGTAAAATTCAGCCCATCGTTTATCCCAGCCTTTCGGCATAAAAACACGGTTCATAACCTCTGTTGCCATGGAAAGGATTCGCGCTTGCTTATTAAAGGTTTGAGAATACGGGTTAAAGCGAGTATGATAACGCCCCATTTCTTTGCATTTATTCTCAACAGCTCTTGCAAAACCGCGACCGCCGGCATTGGCTTCGGGAAAATATTCGCTAACTTCAAATTGCACCAATCTTCGGGCGGTTTCAATCTCGGTGATTTCCATGCGGTCTTTTGTATAGTAAACATCAAGAACAAAGCAGCGTTTAAAGGCATCCAGTCCGAAAATTATATTGCAGAGATAATCCGTTCCCGTATCGGCGGTATCGCATACGCCCCATATTTTGAGATTTTTCGGCAGTTCACTGGGTTCGTACTCATGGAATCCGCTATATAGATTGCCGTTGCTGTCCAATGGCTCTTGGTTATAATTGGCAGCTACAATTTCGGCTCCTATTGTCCGTTCGAGCTTATCATAATCTTCCTTATTTAAAACGCGTTCATTCAGCATTTTCTTGCCGTCCCATGCCTTTTTGGTGATTATGTGGATTTTGCGATTTTCTTCGCGGTATTTTGAGATTATGCGTCCCGGAAGGTCTTTTGTGTTCCAACGGGTTGCGGTTATTGCTATTTTGCGCCGACCTTCAAGACGGGAATACATGGTATCGGTGAACCATGTATATAAACCTTCCAAAATGCCTTCATGAAATGATTCATAAGCCGATTTTATCATATCGTCATAAAGCTGTATATCCGACCCAAAGCCCGTTGCGGTTGATTTGGGTGATGTTGCTAAAAAGTTTGGTGTCGACGAATTGCTTAACTGCCATAAATCAACTGTGCCTGAACCGCGTTTAATGCCTGCATCCGGGAAAACATCAGAATATACCAATCTGCTTTCATCCGCCTTGATTTCGCCTATATCATTTCGGACAGCTTTTGAAAATTGCCTTGCCAATGTTCTGTTATATGATGCAATCATCATTTTAAGATTCGGATTGCGCCCCATAATCCATTGCGCGTATAAATTGGCTGTCCTGCTTTTGCCATGGCGCGGCGGCACATTTATAGACAATAATTCGGTATCGTCATTTTCAAAATCCTGCAATGCATCGCAAATTTCTTTCAGATATTCCGCATCGTCTGTATAAAAATCAGGGGCTTTTATCCGGCAATATTCCCAAAACGACTTGCGCGCAAGCACCAATTTAGCGCGGGTTTTGAAGATATCATCAATTATTTCCGCCATCCAAAATTCTCCTTAATTCTTCTTGGGACATTTCTAAAAGTTTGCTGTCAATCAGTTTGTAAAGGTTTTCTTGAAGGGCTTTAAGCTCGGCAATCTCTTTGTCGTCCCGGTCTTTTCTGCGCCATTTTCCGTTGCGGCGGCTTGCCAATGCGAAAATCAATGCAGTTACATTCGGAGGGAAATATTTTTCATAATCAACTATCTCTGTTCTTTCTTCGCGTTTTCTGGTTCCTTTCGATATGGTTTCCGTGGCAAGCTTGATTGGTTCAAATACAATCTTGGTAAAACCTTTTGCGCGCATATATAAAGTTTCTTCGAGTTCATCCAAAAGCATTTCTTCGCCGATTTCGAGTGCCTTTTTTATTTTTTCGCTTTTCAGCGACCAATTATAAAGAGTGCGGGCATGGATTCCCATCTCTTTGGCAACTTGCTCCATGGTTAAACCCTCATTCCGCCATTGAGAAATTTGGTCAAGCTTGGCGGAGGTTTCCCATTTTTTTATTTCGCTTTTTGTGTTTGATTTTATTGCTCCTTCTTTTGGCATTTGAACCGCATCCTTATGTATTGACGTACTTTTTAAACTCTTTATTTTTTATTTCACTGTTAAAAATAAAACCGCTGTGTACAAAAGGGGGAATCAAAACACAGCGGTTTGATTGGGGGGGTATTTCAGTTAATTATACCATTGATATTGCTTTCTGTCAAGCTTGACGCCTATGTTTAAAGTATGTTATAATCAACTGAAGATATAAAATTAAAGTTTTTGCAAATCGGCGCAAAACGAAAAAATACTCGTACCGCCCAGATTCCAGAGCTAAAACACTAAAACTTTTACAAAACGGCGCGAAACGGAAAAACCGGCGCAAGTCTTTTTATGGCTTGCGTCTTTTTATTTTGACATACTCTCCGCGGTTAAGGCTTCGCCCGTTGTCGCAAGTATTTTGCATCGAAAATGTATATAACATATAAAAGGATGATTATTTTGAGTATTTCTGCTCCTGCCATACCAAAAATACGCGAAAACGGAATAGAAATACCAATTGATATACGCGCCCAAAACATAAGGCTTTCAGACACAGCAGGCGGTATGGATATCGAAACAGCCATTGGGGATTTAAGAAACAACCCCTTTGATTTGACGCACATCGAAAGAATGATTGAAGATTTGCAAGGTCAGTTTGCATATTTTCCGTATTTTGTTACACGGGAAGAATTGAAAAATCAGCTTGATAATATCTCCAATGCTCTGACCGAAGCAACAAAAGTGATTTTAAAAGATTTTGCCGCTCTCAAAGAGCTTGAAAAGCTGCAAGCCGAAATATCCCGCCTTGACAAGCTTGAAAATGAAATTAAATATCTTGCTACCCGCATTGATAAAATTGAGCTTTTGGGAAGAAAGGTCGGTATAGCCGATACCCCGGAGGATTTGCATATGGCATTGGATGATTTTCTGCCGATGATTCCGACAATCAATGATTTTGCGATTGTAAATAATCCCGCTCAAATATGGATAATCGAAGCCATATCCCCCGAAACAGGCGCAATAAAATGGCAAGCTGGACCCATGTTAAATACCAATATTGATTTATCGGGATTTGCA